GTTGCGTCGTCGCTGGTTCGTGAGGCGGCTGGCTCCCCCATCTCTGAGGCGACCTCCACGGTTGTTCTGGAGGGGGACCGCGTCACCCGCCTGCGTCTGCCTGGCCCTCCGATCCGGTCCGTGTCTGCGGTCCTGGTCGACGGCCAGGCGGTCACGGGCTGGAAGCTGGCTTCAGGCGCCCTGTTTGGGGCGGCTGGCTGGCGGCCTGGCCTGGACCCGTCGGAGGTGACTGTGACGTACGTTCACGGCCTCCCGGAGGTCCCTGCGGACATCGTCGACCTGGTATGCCGTCTGGTCGGCCAGGAGCTGACCGCCTTCCGTTCTGGTGGTGGCGCCTCTCGCGCTGTCCAGTCGGAGCGGATCGGGGACTACCAGGTGACCTACGCGGCCACGGAGTCGGGGACGATGGCCCTGACGGACTTCCAGCGCAACCGACTGGCGGCCCGCTTCGGCGGTGGCGTCGGGACGGCGCGTGTCCGGTGAGCCGCGTCTCTCGCCTCCTGAACGCGTCTGCCGCTGTCTGGCGCTACACGCGTACGCCTGACGGTATGGGCGGCTTCGAAGAGTCCTGGTCCCAGACCTCCACGGTCCGGGCCAGGTTCTCCCAGCCGTCCGCCACGGAGCGCACCCTGGCCGACCAGTCGGGCGCCACGCTGACGCACGTCGTCTACCTGGAGCCTGACGCCCCTGTCCGGCGCGGTGACGAACTGCGCCAACCTGGCCGGACCTTCAAGGTCCTGGCCATCTTCGAACCTTCCGAGCCTGGCACGTACCTACGCGCGAACTGCGAAGTACGGCAGGCGTCCCAGTAAGGAGGTAGCCGCATGGCTGCCCTTTCAGCTCAGTCGGTGCCCGTCGCTGGCGCCGTTCCCACCTTCGCTTCCGCTGCGGCTGGCGGTGACACTGCCCCTATCGGTAGTGACCTGGTTCTCTGCGTCCGCAACGGTGGCGCGTCTGCTGTGACTGTCACGGTGGCGACCCCCGGCCAGGTGGGCGGCCTGGACATCGCGGACTCCGCCGTGTCTGTCGCCGCTGGCGCGTCGTCCTTCGTGCCGCTGACGGCCGTCTACCGCGACCCCATCTCGAACCGCGCATCGGTGACGTACAGCGCCGTGACCTCCGTGACGGTGGCGGTCCTCCAGCTCCCGTAAGGAGGCCCGCATGGCTGACGTTGAAATCTCTGGTCTCCGCCAGGCCATGCTCCGAATCGCCTCCCTGCCCGTGCGCATCCGTGAGGGCCGGGACGAAGTCCTGACGGACTGGGCGGACGAGACGAAGGGCGCCGCGAAGACCCGCGCGCCGGAGCGTACGGGCAACCTGCGCAACGCGATCGAGGATCGGAAGTTCTCCGACGCGGCATACGTCGGCGTCTACAAGCCGGACGCGCTGGAGTACGCCCAGTACGTGGAGAAGGGCACGTCTTCCATGACGGAACAGCCCTACCTCGTACCGGCCTTCGAGTGGACGACGAACCGGGAGAACATCGCTCGCAAGCTCCGCGCTGCCATCCGCAGACGCGGCCTGGGGGTCTGATGGCTACCGCCCTGCGCCCGCTTCAGACGGCCGTGTACGCCGCGCTGACGGCCTCCCCTGACCTGATGGCCCTGGTGTCCGGTGTCTTCGACGAAGTCCCGGAGCCTGCCCCCTACCCGTACGTGTCCTTCGGCTCCGTGACGGAGACCCCGGACGATGCGCACGATGCCCAGGGCCTGGACACCCTGGTCACGATTCACGTCTGGACGAAGGCTCCTGGCTTCGCGGAGGCGTACGACATCTTCGCGGCCCTGGACGCCGCCCTGGACCGCGTGCCCCTGACTGTCCCTGGCTTCACGGACGTGTCCATCAGGCACGACACACACCAGGCCCTGAAGGACCCGGACCCTTACGTCCGGCACATCAATGCCCAGTACCGGGTCTGGCTGACCCGCTCTACCTAGGAGGTACCGGCATGGCCGGACTCGACGCCTTCGGTATCGCTCTCCAGCGCTCCGACATGGCAACCCCTACCCCCAGTTTCACCGCGATCGGCAACGTGACCAGCGTGTCCGGCCCGGAGATCGAGCGGGAGACGTACGACGTCACCGCGCATGACTCCGTTGACGGCTGGCGGGAGTTCATCGGCGGCCTGAAGGACGCCGGAGAGGTCTCCGTGGAGCTGAACTACGACCCTACGAAGCATGACGTCATGGTGTCCGACTTCGCTGACACCGTGGCCCGGGACTACAAGCTGGTGTTCCCCCAGGGGAAGGGCTCCTGGGCCTTTAAGGCGTTCCTGACTGGCTTCAGCCAGGAGGCCCCCGTGGACGACAAGCTGTCTGGTGAGTTCACGTTCAAGGTCACCGGCAAGCCGACTATCACCCCTGGAGTGTGACCCTGATGTACCTGACCGCTGACGCCATTCTGGCCGCTGACGACCTCCTGAAGGAGCCTGTAGAGGTTCCGGAGTGGGGCGGTATCGTCCTGGTCCAGGGCATGTCCGGCACTGACCGCGACCGCTTCGAGGCGGCCATGTTGAACGATTCCATGGACGGCGTGTCGAAGGACAAGGCCATGGACATGTACCGCGCCCGCCTGGCCGCCGCGTGCATCGTGGACGAGTCCGGTAAGCGTCTGTTCCAGGGCGCCGCGATCAAGCGTCTGGGTGAGAAGTCGGCCCAGGCCCTGTCCCGCGTGGTGGAGGTCGCCTCCCGCCTGTCGGGCCTCTCGGACGGTGACGTCCAGGAGCTGACGGGAAACTGACGTCCCGCCCGGAGCGGCTCTTCTACTTCCGCCTGGCCGGTCATCTGGGGGCCCGGTCCGTGGCGCACATGCTTGCCGACATGTCCTCTCGTGAACTCACGGAGTGGCAGGCGTACGAGCGCGTCACGGGCCCCCTGGATGCGGGCCTACGCGGGGACATCTCCGCAGGGATCATCGCTGCGACCGTGGCGAACTCCGCTGGCGGGAAGAAGAAGGCGAAGCCGAAGGACTTCATGCCGACCTGGTTCAAGCGTCGCAAGACGCCTGCCCAGATCTGGCAAGAGGTCGTGAAGGCGAATGCCGCCCTGGGCGGGACCGTCGCCCCTCACAACGACGAAAGGGGGTGACCAGTGGCCACGCTGGCTTCTCTCACGGTGCGACTGGGCATCGACACGAACCCGCTGGCCGCTGGCGCCCGCCGCGCCATGACCTCTCTGCGGTCCCTGGGGGCCAGCGCTCGGGAGACGATGGGCAACGGCTTCCGCGCTGGCGTGGCCGGTGGCGCGAAGGCCCTGGGTATGCTGCCTGGCCTCCTGAAGGTGGTGTCCGTTGGGGCTGTCGGTGCGGCTGGCGCCCTCGCTGCGGTGCCCCTGGCCATCGTCGGCCTGGGTGTCATGGTGGCGGCGCAGAACCAACAGGTGAAGTCGGCCTTCACGGACCTGAAGACGCATGTCATGTCCGAGATGCAGGGCCTGACGAAGCCGCTTGTTGGGCCGCTGACCCAGGCCGCCGGGCAACTGAAGTCGACCTTCGACCAGATCGCGCCCCAGCTCGGGAAGATGTTCCAGGCCGCCGCGCCCATGATTCAGCCGCTGGTGGCTGGCGTCGGGGACCTGGTCAAGGGCCTGGTGTCCGGCATGGTCCCCATCATGGAGAAGGCCCAGCCTCTCGTAGAGACCCTGGGTGCTGGGTTCGGTCAACTGGGTGACGCCCTGGGCGGCTTCCTGTCTGGCCTGTCCGGCGGCATGGGCGGGGCCGCTGACCTCTTCGGTGGCCTCTTCGACGCGGTGGGCGCGCTCCTCCCCACGCTGGGCCAGCTCATGGGCGAGTGCCTGAAGATCGCTGGCCCCGTCCTGGGGAAGCTGATGTCCGGCCTGGGCCCCGTGATTGAGCAACTGGGCGCCGCGCTCATGCCGGTCATCGAAGCCCTGGGCCCGGTCATGGGCGCCCTGGTGGACGCTGTCCTGGCGCTCCTCCAGGCGTTCCTCCCGATCCTGCCGGTACTAGCTTCGCTGGTCGTGGCGCTACTGCCTGCCCTGGTCCCGATCATCCAGGCCCTGGTCCCGATGTTCGGAGCCCTGGGCGAGATCATCGCGGCCCTTATGCCGATCCTGATTCCGATCATCGCTGTCGTGGCGAAGCTGGCGTCCATCCTGGGCCAGTACCTGGCGACGCTGATCACGACCGTGGTCGTCCCGGCGATCAAGATGATTGCTGCGATCCTTCGCGGCGACTTCGGCCAGGCATGGGAGTACGCCAAACAGGCCCTGTCCGGCGCGATCAAGTTCATCGTCTCGCTCGTGACGAAGCTGCCTGGCCAGATCTGGGCCGCAATCAAGCCGCTGGTTCAGAAGGTCTGGTCCGTCATGAAGGAGGCTGGCTCTAAGGCCGTCTCCGCCGTGACGGAGTGGATCGGCAACGTAGTGAAGTGGGTCAAGTCCCTGCCGGGCAAGGCGAAGTCAGCCCTGGGGAACATCGGCTCCACGCTCCTGGACGCCGGTAAGAAGCTGATCATGGGCTTCATCAACGGCATCAAGAACATGTTCGGCAACGTGAAGAACACCCTGGGCTCCCTGACGTCCAAGCTGACGTCCTGGAAGGGCCCGGAGTCCCTGGACAAAAAGATCCTGACGCCTGCCGGTCGCCTGGTTATCCAGGGCTTCCAGAACGGCATCAACGCCCAGGCGCCCGCCCTGCGCAAGCAACTGAACGGCCTGACGCAGGACCTTCCCGGGATGACTGCCGACATCACGCCGAAGGGCGTCTTCGCGGCGTCTGCCCGCAACGAACAGAAGGTCACCTTCGACGTCACAGGCGCGGACGAAGACATGAAGCGGCTGATCCGCCGCATCGTCAAGACCCAGGGCCGGGGCAACGTCCAGACGGCCTTCGGCACCTACTGAGAAAGGAGGGGTTCGTGGCTACGTTCCCTCTCGACATCCGCACGGAGCTTCACCTGGCTGGCGCCTGGTCTGACATCTCCCCTGACGTCTACGTCCGGGACCAAAAGGTGATCTCCCGTGGGCGTCGGGACCAGGGCGCGGCCACGGACCCCTCCTCTCTCTCCCTGACTTTGAACAACCGGGACGGCCGGTACGCCCCGCGTAACGCGATGTCGCCGCTGTACGGCCTGATTGGGCGTAACACGCGCGTGCGGGTGTCTGTGCCCGGGGTCGGCTCCCCGTACCTTCAGATGGACGCTGACGGCGCCCAGTCGGTGTCTACGCCGGACGCTGCCCCTCTCGACGTCACGGGGGACCTGGACGTTCGGGCGGAGCTGGCCGCGAACTGGTACGGGCCTGATAACCAGTTGCTGTTCGGCAAGTGGGACGCCTCTACGAACCAGCGGTCATGGGTCCTGCGCATTGAAAGCGGCGCCCTGTACCTCCACTTCTCCGGCGACGGCACTGCGGCCGGGTCGTGGTGGTTCGGCCGGACGCTTCCGCGCCTGCCCCAGCGTGCCGCCGTGCGGGCCACGTACAGGGCGTCCTCCCGGACGGTTGAACTCTTCTGGGCGGAGTCCCTTGCCGGTCCCTGGACGTCTATCCGGGGCCCGTACACCCTGGCCGACACGGCTCCTACGGCCCTCTTCAATTCTTCGGCGCCGCTGGCTGTCGGCCTGGTGGACATGACCGTGAACCCTAAGTCCCCGCGCCTGCCGTTCTCCGGCCGTGGCTACCGCTTCGAGCTTCGCAACGGCGTTGACGGAACCGTGGTGGCGGCCCCTGACTTCACGGTCCTGGCGGCGGGTACGCGCTCGTTCACTGACTCGGCTGGCCGCCCCTGGACGCTGGCTGGCGGTGCGGAGGTCCGGGACCGGGAGGACCGATTCCTGGGCGAGATCTCCTCATGGCCCGCTGAGTGGTCCCTGGACGGCTCCGACGTGTGGACTCCCATTCAGGCGTCGGGCATCCTGCGCCGCCTGGGCCAGGGTCAAAAGCCGCTTGACTCGACACTGCGGCGCCGCATCCCGTCCGGCAACCCGGTGGCCTACTGGCCGATGGAGGACGCCGGGACGACCACGCGCGCGTACTCCCCGCTTCCGAACGTGGACCCTGCGTCTGTGACTGGCCTGGAGTTCGGCTCCGCGTCGGACCTGGTGTCTTCGGCTCCGCTCCCGAAGCTGACGGCTGACGCGTCGCTGTCGGCCCCCATTCCGTCCACTATGCCGTCCGGCGCCTACCAGGTGGAGTTCCTGTACAACGCAGACGACAAGCCGCCCGTGGACGACTACGCGGAGGTAATGTCTTTCTCTTCCCCGAACGGCACGGTCCGCCGCTGGTCCCTCTCACTGAAGAAGGGCTCCGGCTGGATTCGTGGCTACGGCTCCGGCACGGACTACGTGGTGAACCAGGCCGTGGGCATCGGAGACGACGTCTTCCATGGCTGGGTGCGCTTCCGCCTCTGGGTCCGCGACTCCGAGACGACCCCGGGCACGGTGGAATGGCGCGCGAACTGGCAGGACGTCGGTGGCGACGCTGGCGGCTACGGCGCCTCCTACACGGGCACGGCTGGCCGCCTGTCCTACCTCACTGCGAAGTGGGGGCCGCTGACGGAGGGCTGGGGCATCGGCCATCTGATGGTGCTGGCGACGGCGAGTGACACGCTCCTGAACGGGTCTGATGACGCGTTCCACGGTGAGACGGCCTGGGAGCGTTTGCGCCGCCTGGCCTACGAAGAGAAGATTCCCCTTGCCCGCATCCCGGGTGAGCTGGAGCCGGAGCGCGTGGGCTATCAGCGCCAGGACACGATCCTGAACCTTCTGGACGACGCTGCCACGGCTGACGGCGGCATGTTGCTGGAGGACCCCCGCAGGGTCGGCCTGATCTACCGGGACCGCTCCAGCCTGTACACCCAGGATCCAGTCCTGACGCTGTCCTACTCGGCGCCTGGCCTGGGCCCTGAACTCCGGCCGGTCGACGATGACAGCGCGGTGCGCAACGACATCACGGTTACGCGTGACGGGGGCACGGCTGGCCGCGCCTTCCTGGAGGAGGGCCCGCTGTCGGTCCAGGCTCCTCCGTACGGCATCGGCAAGTACGACGAAGCGGTAACGCTGTCGCTCGCACACGACACCCAGCCGGAGCCGGTGGCGAACTGGCGGCTTCACCTGGGCACCTTCGACGGGGCCCGCTACCCGACCGTGTCCGTGACGTTCCACAAGCCTGGGGCGGAGGTCCACATCCCTGCGGCCCTGGGCCTGAAGGAGGGGGACCTGATCCGGCTTACCGGCCTCCCCGCCTGGGTGGCTCACGGGGACGTGGACCTGATCGTGGAGGGCTGGACGGAGACGCTGGACCTGTACACGTGGTCCATCGACTTCAACTGTTCGCCTGGCGGCCCCTGGAACACGGCCGTAGTGGAGCATCGGACGTACGCGAAGGTGGACACGGACGGCTCGACGCTGGCCGCGCCTGCCTCCGCGACTGACACGGCCCTGGTGATCCGCTCCTCCCCTGGCCCTCTGTGGACGTCGGATCCGGCGGACGCTCCAATCCCCGTCCAGTTCGGTGGGGAGGTCGCCCGTGTGGACGCTATCGGCCAGCTCCTGAACGTGAATCCGTGGCTGGACTCCGGCCTGTCTGGCTGGGTCGGCCTGGCGACTGGCGCTGTGGCGCTGGACACGAGCGTGGTTCACCCGCAGGGCGCCGCGTCTGCCCGCGTGACGCCGGGTACGGGGACGTCCAATTCGTTCGCCATGGCGACCCGCGCCCCGGGCACGGCTGGCCAGTCCTACACGGGGTGCTACTGGGTGTTCTCCCCTGGCGGCTGGTCGGACTTCCGTGTCTCCTTCGACTGGTACGACGCTGCGGGGACGCAACTGTCCACGACGTCCCAGCCTGCCCAGGTGGTTCCGGCGGGTCAGTGGACGTTCCTGACGTTCACCGCTGTCGCTCCGGCGAACACTGCCAGCATCGTGGCCCGCGCGCGCCAGGGTGCGTCCCCGCCCGTGTCGAGCGTCTACTACGCGTGGGGTGTGCGCCTCCTGGGCCCCGGTTCCGGCGCCGCCCTGGTCGACACCTTCAGCCGTACCAATAGTGGCGGCTGGGGCGCGGCTGACACGGGCCAGTCCTGGGCCTGGACGGGTGGCGTGGCCGCTGACTACGCCGTTAACGGCACCGTGGGCCAGCACGTGATGAGCACCCGGAACACGCTGCGGTACACGCTGGCGCCTGCCTCTTCGGCTGACGTGGATGTCCGTACGGACTGGGCCATGGACAAGACGGCGGTTGCTGACTCCAACTACGTGTTCCTGATGGCCCGCTACACGGACACCACACACCTGTACTTCGCTCGCATTCAGGTGTCTGGCACTGGCCAGGCCATGACGTTGACGATCCGCAAGCGCAACGGTGCGGAGGTCCAGGTGGGCGGTTCGTTCGGCCTGGGCACGTACACGCCGGGCACGTACTACACGCTGCGCCTCCAAGTTGCTGGGTCGACGCTTCAGGCGAAGTGCTGGCAGCGAGGCACCACGGAGCCTGACGCCTGGCAGATCACCGCAACTGACACGGACCTGACCGCAGTTGGGTCGGTCGGCTGTCGCTCGCTGGTGGGTTCGGCGTCCACGCAGACGCTGCCTGTGACGGCCAGCTTCGACAACTTCCAGATCTTGGACGCCCAGACGTTCACGGTGACTCGCTCCGTGAATGGCGTCGTGAAGTCCCACGCGGCTGGCACGCCTGTCTCTCTGGCGTCCCCCGCAATCGCATCGCTGTAGGGGCACTCCTCCTACGGCCCACGTAGGAGGTACTCCCCTTGTCTACTCCCGTACAGCAGTGGCTTCCGGGCATGAACATTACTGCGACGCGCCTGGAGGCCATGAACCAACGCGCGTTCTTCATGGTGACGAACTACGGCGCGGACTCGTCGGGCACGGTGGACGCGGCCCCGTCCATCCAGCTCGCGCTCAATGACGCGCGTGACCGTGGGGGCGCCCAGGTCCTGGTCCCTCCGGGGATCTACCTCCTGGGCGCCACGCTGCGGGTCTACACGAACACCCGCCTGACCCTGATGGCTGGCGCCGAGTTCCGGCGGAACCACGGCGGCACCATGCTCCTGAACGGTGACGCTGGCCAGTCGTTCGGCGGCTACACGGGTAACTCCCGCATCACGATCGAGGGCGGCCTGTGGAACATGCGCGGGACGACCCCGG